AATTCTATTCATTTGAAAAGATGCGCCATTGACTTGAATTTTTTTCAAAATGGGCGTATAATTTGGGACAAAGCAACTCTTTCGCCTTTGGGCGCATATTGGGAGTCGTTGAACACCAAAAACCGTTGGGGTGGCAACTTCAAATCATTGGTAGATTGCCCGCATTTTGAAAGGAATGTGTAATGCCTCAGGCAATGACCTTTTCGTCTTTAAAAGACGATGTTCGCAGTTACTTGGAGCGGGGAGCTTCCGCCGCTACTGACCCCCTTGTCTACGCACAGATTCCCAAACTTATCAACCTTGCAGAACGGCGCATTTCGCGTGACCTGAAGATTCAAGGTTTTCAAACTGTAGTCACAACCACTATGCAGGCAAATGTGGCAGTGATGGCAAAGCCAGATAGGTGGCGGGAAACGGTGTCAATAAACATTGGTACAGGCGGGGGGAGCAACTCCCGCACCACCATTTACGGTCGTTCATATGAGTATTGCAGGTCTTACTGGCCTGACCAAACTCAAACAGAAACCCCTGTTTTTTACACAGATTACGACTACAAGCATTGGCTCTTTGCGCCTACTCCTGACACCGCTTACCCTGTTGAAATTGTGTACTACGAGTTGCCAGCCCTGCTTGATGATGAGAGTCAAACCAACTGGCTGACAGAATTTGCACCCAATGTTTTGTTGTACGGTACTTTGCTTGAGGCAACACCGTATTTGAAAAATGATGAGCGTATTCCTGTGTGGCAACAATTCTATCAAATGGCTGCTAGCGCACTTAGCCAAGAGGACGACAAGAAGGTCATTGACCGTTCGTCTTCAAGACAAGAGGTATAACGATGACTGTCTTTACTAACATTTTTGGCGGCTCCAACATAGCGTCAACTGTTGTTTCTTATGCTTCAGTAAACTTGACTGACGCCATCACGGTTTTTAATTGGCCGGTGGAGGCGTCAACAGGCGTTAACCTAATTGCAAGCATTATGGATGTGACGCAAACAGGAGCAAGTAAGCAACTGTGGTTGCCGCCTGCAAATGAGGTGTCCGTTGGGCAGACAGTTCTGTTCAACAACCCAGGCGCTTATTCCTACACAGTGCATGATTCCGCAGGTACTCAGATTTTGAGTTCTGCTGCTGGTACAACATATCAGATCTATCTGACAGACAACACCACAGCAGCAGGTACATGGCGAACATTTCAGTATGGTGCTGCTGTATCTGCTGCCAACGCTGCCTCACTTGCAGGTACAGGAATTGTGGCTCTTGGCTCATTGCTTTCGCAGTCAATGCCAGCGCTAACCTACACCGCCAACCATACACTTGTAGTTCCAGATCGTGCCAATACTTTTGTGTGGACAGGCGGTGTGGGCACCTTCACTTTGCCCCTTGCCTCACTTGCTGGCAACAACTGGTTTGTGCAAGTTAAGAACGCAGGCACAGGTACTTTGACAGTAGCAACAGTTGGTGCAAACCAAATTGACTTGCAGTCAACCCTTGTCCTGCAACCCCTTGATTCTGCCATCATTTTGACTGACGGCACTAGCTTCTACTCACTTGGCTTTGGGCAGTCAGCCATTTTTGCCTTTGACTACATCAGTATCAATGTGGCGGGTACAGGTGACTACACTTTGACAGGTTCGGAATTGAATCGTGTTTCGTACAACTTCACAGGTGCTTTGCTTAGCAATCGAAACATCATTGTGCCCAACACTATTCAACAGTATTGGGTGACCAACAACACAACAGGTGCCTTCACACTTACTGTTAAAACAGCAGCGTTGTCGGGAGTGGCAGTCACACAAACAGCATCATCTATTTTGTACTGCAACGGCTCTCAGATCATTCAAGCTGAAACAGGTGGTATTAGTTTGCCGTTGCCCGTCGCCCTTGGCGGTACAGGTGCCATTACTGCTGCCAATGCCCGAATTAACCTGGGCTTAGATCCCATTGATGGTGGCACGTTCTAATGGCAACCACACCCATTGTCATTAAGTCACTTCCCGGCATCAAGCGGGATGGCACCAAGTTTGAGGGTGACTTTTATGTGGATGGGCAATGGGTGCGTTTTCAGCGCGGGTTGCCAAGAAAGATCTTTGGCTACCAAAATGTCACCAACTACTTAGCTGAGACAAGTAGGGGGCTCAAGACATTTACTCAAAACGGGTACATGTATGTCCACACCGGCAGCGCCAACTACATTCAAATGATTACTTTGAATGAGCAGGGGTTGCCAGGACCAACAGTAGACAAAACACCTGTCACCATCAATGCAAGTGCAAACAATTTGTGGCAGTTCGATGTCTTGTATGACTCAATTAGTTTGACACCTAGCAACAAAATTATTGCCCAAGTTGCGCCCAACTACACATCTTTGTCCAACACCCTCAACGGGCAGGTGTTTTATGGTGACCTGACTACCAATGACAGGTTGGTTGAGTTGACCATTCCTGCAGGTGTTGATGCATCGGGCGGCATCTGTGTCTTGCACCCGTACTTGACTGTTTTTGGAGAAGATGGGTCATTGGGTTGGTCAGCGCCTGGCAACCCATCTGATTTAGTTGGTGTGGGGTCAGGAAACGCCCGTATAGCGGCACAAAAGCTGGTAAGAGGGTTACCACTAAGGGGTGGGCCTGGAAATGCCCCTGCAGGCCTTTATTGGTCCTTGGACGCTGTCATCCGCGCATCCTATGTGGGCGGCAACCAGATATTCCAGTTCGACACCATTAGTAGTCAGAGTTCTGTTCTGTCTGCTGCCTCCATTATTGAGTATGACGGTTCATACTACTGGTGTGGCACTGACCGCTTTATTTACTTCAATGGTGTTGTCCGTGACCTGCCCAACAACATGAACATCAATTGGTTCTTTGATGGGTTAAATCGTGAGGCGTCACAGAGAGTGTTTGCTTTTAAAGTCCCACGCTTTGGTGAAATTTGGTGGTGCTACCCAAGAGGTACGGCTACAGAATGCACACATGCAGTCATCTACAACTTGCGTGAGAGTTCTTGGTATGACACAGAATTGCCCAATGACGGTCGGTCAGCAGGGGAGTTTGCAACCACTTTTGGTCGCCCCTTTCTTACAGGTGTTTTACAAACGCAAACACGCACAACTCCTGGCATCCGCACCACTGAGGCAGGTGATATTCGCACTACAAGCAATGGGGACATCAGGATCACCTACACCGGTGACAACTTCAAGTTGTGGCAACATGAGGTGGGTGTGAATGAGGTGGATTTGAATGAATTGAACGCGATTGAATCATTCTTTGAAACTGCAGACATGAGTGCACTGGTTACTCAAAACCACGAAAAGTCATTGCGTTGCACAATGATTGAGCCAGATTTTGTGCAGGTAGGGGAAATGACTGCATCAATCCATGGTCGTTCAAATGCAAGGTCAGCAGAGGTGCAGACAGAGCAACACGCGTTTCCTGCAGTTGCAACTACTCCTTATGAACAGGTGCTGTTCTTCAAAGACATTAGGCGTGAGATGCGTTTCCGTTTTACCTCCAACATCGTTGATGGGGACTACCAGATGGGGCAAATTCTTGCTCACATTGAAGAGGCGGATGGTACAGTGCTTGGGGGTGTCATTTGATTACTTTGCCAGTTACAATTGAACTGCGGGACTGGGCAGATCAGCTCTCGCTTGACCTGGCACAGTTTGCACCTATTCCAAGGTTAAATGATGAAAAAGATTGGCAGGAGTGGGGTGTGGCGTTTTGCGCCATTTCTGGTATTTGCCAGAAAAACCCACCTAACCCATTAGATTTTACTGACTGGCGTGAGTGGGCGTGTCGGTTTGTGCAAACAGTTTCTTAAGGTGAGCATATGCAAGTAGATAGTAAACAACAGATGCTAGAGGTGGATCAGATACTGGAAGCTGATGCACAGCAGGGCGGGGAACAGGTGCCTTTGGAAATGTCCAAGGCCGCCTTTGCCAAACTTGCAACCATGCCTGAGAGCACTTTTCTGCGCTACGGCAACACCATTTTCATTTGCTTGGTTTCACCCCGTGACCCAAGCATTGCAAAAGTTGTGGTGATTAACGCAGATGCCACACCCAATGTGCCTACCAACTTTATGCAGTTGTTTGACAACGCAATGAAAAAGGGGTGGAAACAGATGCAGATAACAACAAGTGACCCAGTTATTCTTTCTGCCTTGCAAAGCCTAGCACAAAAATACACCATCAAAACAGCGGATGGTGGTGAAGGCATGACAGTTATTGGTGTGCAACTTGGTGCATCTCAGCCCGGCTTGGGATTAGGAGCATAATATGGGATGGTTTAAAGACTTTATTCGAGACCCAATTGGCACCACGGTCAAAACAGCAAAAGAAATTGTCACCGACCCAGGTAAAGTTCTCAACGACATTGGCAAGACAGTCGACATTGCAATTATTCAGCCCATTAAAAATGACCCGTTAACTTTTATAGCATCAGCGGTAGCGTATTCATACGGGATACCGGGGCTATCGTTTGCAGGGGCGGGTTCAGCGGCGGCTGTAGGTATAGCGACCACTGGGTCAAGATTGGCGCAAGGAGATAATTTTAATGATGCTGTAAAAAGCGGTGCTAAAGCGGCAGCATTTACAGCGGCTGGAAACTATGTTAAGAGTAAATTTGTTTCTGGCTCAGGTGCAATACCAGGAGAGGGCAGTGCGCCAGCCATTGATGGCAGTGGTGCAACCATTGATGCTAGCGGTGCCTCTATTGACGCTAGTGGCATAAACAATACCAGTAACTACACAGGCATTGACCAAAATAGTTTTAGCAGCAACACACCGGCCTTTGACGGCAGTGGCGCAACAATTCTTGAAACAGTGCGCCCTGCTGACTTAGTAGACAGTAGCGCTACTTCTTACCTAGACGCCACGAAAGTACAAAACCCTTTTGCACCAAAAGCGCCATCTGCATTGAGCTTGGAAATGTCGGGGCTTGACCCCAACCCAGCACCTATTTCGGCACCTGAACTTCGAACAGATGCAAGTAGTTACACAGGAAATGCTGCTGGACAAAGCCCTGCAGGAAGTGTGTACAGATCTGAATTTACAAACCTAGGCGCTGAAAAGCCTTATGTGCCAGGTTCTGGAAGTCAGCCAGCGACCGGCACACCTGATAGGTTTGGGCCACACACCGATTATCCTAATGACCCCAACATGCGAGTGTTGATAGAAAAGGGAGAGCCCGGTCTTCCTGAAGTTGTTGACAAAAGCACAGTTGCTGGTCCTATGGAAGGCAGCACACCCACCGCTGGGCAAACATGGGACTACACAAAAGCGGCTGGAAATAGTGCCCTTGACTTTGCACTAGACAACAAATATCTTATAGGCGGTGGGTTGTTGCTTGCGAATTCTTACGGCAAAGACAAGCCAAAGGATGATGGCGGTGGTGGTGGCTCAGATGGTCAAGTGGGCGATTCACGCTTCTACCAACCGTTGCAACAATTGAGCATGGTTCAAAACTACGACCCGTATAAAGACGATATTTATAGGTACGGGCAAACCGGTGGCGAGCATCAGTTTTTGAGCAGCCCGGTGTATGTTCCTGTAAGCTACGCAGATGGTGGGCAGGTGGGTATGCCGCCTGTCGGTCCTATGCAGCAGCAACAGTATCAAAGCCCAGCAGTTGGACCTATGATGGCACCTGCACCTGTGCAACAACAACCTGTGGGTGCTTTGTCGCAAGTAAGTGCAATGGGTGCTAAACCTTCGCCTCTTGCATCTGCTTCTCCTCAACAAATGCAAAGCCGCAACGTGCCACAACAAGTAGCACCGCAACAACAAAATCCTGCTTACCGCTATTTCAGCTACGGGCAAATACCACCCAGTGTGACCTCACCCATGCAACCTGTACAACAACCGTTGCAAAACAGAGCAACAGGTGGGTTGGCAATGGCACACGGGGGCAACGTGCCAGATGGTAGAACAGATGATATTCCTGCCATGCTCTCGCAAGGGGAGTATGTGATGGATGCAGAAACAGTTGCCTTGCTTGGCAATGGGAACAATGATGCTGGCGCCAAGCGGTTGGACCACATGCGTGAGGCGATCAGAAAACAAAAAGGTGGGGCGTTGTCAAAAGGCAAGATTTCGCCAGATGCACAATCCCCACTTGCTTATTTGAGTAGGAGTATGGCATGAGCGTTACAGACTTTCTTTTCAACGGTGCGCCTCCTGCATCTGTTACCACTTACGGGGTAGCGGCTAAGGACACACCGGCGTGGTACAGTGATTACACGCAAGGGCTGGTGGCAAAGGCCAACGCCATTGCTGCCTCACCTTACCAGTCTTACCAAGGCCCCCGAGTTGCAGGAACAAGCCCCACGCAAAAGACTGCCTACGACATGGCAAAAACAGCAGCAAGCTCCTATCAACCGTACATGCAAGGGGCACAAATGTACAGTGATGCTGCTGGTAGCACCACAGGCCTTGCTGCCGCTAATCCCTATTTTTCACAAGCCGCCAAAACCTTGCCCCAAGGCATTGGTGAATACATGAACCCGTATACTGATTCTGTGGTCAACAGGATTGGTGACTTGGCAAAGCGGCAGTTGTCAGAAAACATCATCCCAACCATTCAAAACCAGTTTATTGGTGGGGGTAGTTTTGGGGGTAGCCGATCTGGTGAAGCACTGTCCCGCGGGATGCGTGACTTGCAAGAGTCCACAATGGCTCAACAAGCGCAGGCATTGCAACAAGGTTACACACAGGCGGGGCAACAGTTTGGTCAAGACCAAACCCGACTTGCTCAAATGGGTCAGTCTGCAGGCACCTTGCAAGCGGCAGACCTTAACCGCATGCTTGAACTGTCTAAACAACAAGCCACCTTGGGTGGCTTGGAACAACAACTGGGCCTCACAGGTGCCGCGGCAGTAGAATCCATTG